AAGTGTATTAGGAACAGTAGAAGCTAAGACAAGTGAAGCTCTACTAAGTGTCTCCGCAACTGGTGCTGTAGGCTCAGTACAAGTTAATCTAGCACCAAACATTACTGGCGTTGTAGGTACATTTACAGTAAACGCTGCAGGTCTAACTGTAAAGAGTGTAAATCGTGTTCCTGTAACACAAAACGCACTAACAGGTTCTATAGAAGCAGTATCTGCTGGTGGCTTTGAGATTGACATATCCGAAAGCCTGGGTAGCGTATCCGCAACTGGTGCAATAGGAACAGTAGAAGCTAAGACAAGTGAAGCTTTACTGAGTGTTTCAGCCACAGGCTCACTAGGTACACTTGTACTACACGCAGCATCATCTCTAACACTAACAGGTGTATCTGCCACAGGTGAAGTAAACGAGCTAGAAGAGAAGCCTACAGAAGAACTTGGTAGTGTTTCTGCTACAGGTGCTGTAAACGGAGTATCAACTAGCACAGGCGCATGTTTGACTTCAGTTGCTATAACAAGTATAATAGGTGACCCAAGCATAACAGCAGTTCAGTTTGATTATGAAGCAGTAGCACATCTTTACAGTAAAAGACGTGCAGTTAGCATACCAAGAGCAGCGTAATGAGTACATCAGCCGAAAGAACAGTAAGAGTTTCTGAACAGATAAGAATAGTATACGTAGAAAAGAAACCCACAGCAGCAGATAGGGTAGTCTACGCAAATGAGGATTAATAAATGAGTTTTCGTTGGCCTATAAAAGATCCAGATGAAACACTAGACTACAGTGTAGACTGGTCAAGGTTTCTAGATACTGCAACAATTAGTAGCGTTAAGTGGTTTGTCAAATCTACTTTATACAGCACTAAAACAGAAATAACAGCAGGACAGAACTTAACAACAGCATCTAGTGGTGCAACAACAGACAGCATACAAAACGTAGCTCAAACAAATACTAACACTGTCGCTACTATAAATATAGGTGGTGGACAGAATAATGTAGAGTATACTTTCTCCTGTCAAATGACAGACACTACAGGAAGCACTGCTGAAAGAAGTATTAGATTACGATTGAAGGAACGCTAATATGGCTTATGATTACATTGGTCTAGTAAATGATGTAAATCGTAGACTTAATGAAGTAGAACTTGTAGGTGGCACAGGTACAGGTGCAAACTTCCTCACTGCAAAAGGTGAGTACTCTATGGTTAAGGACTCCGTAAACGCAGCTATACGATACATTAATCAGCACGAGTTTGAGTGGCCTTACAATCACATTGAAGAAACAGAAACATTAACAGCAGGTATTACTAGATATGCCTACCCTGCAGATGCAAAAACTATAAACTTTAAAACATTTAGAATAAAACAAAACGATACACTTAATAACCCAACAGTAAAACTAACAGAACTTGATTATAACGAATACCTAGACAGGTTCGTTGACTTAGAGTATGCTACATCAACAAGTGTAAGAGGTTTACCTAGTCGTGTATTTAGAACACCAGGCCAAGAGTTCGGTATTATAAATCCACCAGACAAATCATACGAGTTAGTTTATGAATACTATAGACTTCCTGTTGATCTAATAAATGATACAGACGTGCCTAGTATACCAGAGCAGTTCAGATATGTAATTGTAAATGGTGCTATGTACTTTGCTTACATGTTCAGAGGTGAATCTCAAGAGTCTAATATGATGCAGAGTCGCTTTGAGCAAGAAATAAAACAAATGAGAAGTTTGTACATAAACCGTTATGACTATATAAGATCAACCGTTAGACATCCTGTTACTACTTCTGTAAGGGCGCTTTAATATATGCCTACAAAACGTGAAACCTTTCCTATCGAGTTTCGTGGGGGTCTTATTACTAATATGAGTCCCTTGCAGCAAGGTATTAACATGCCAGGGTCTGCACGTGTACTTAGGAACTATGAGCCATCCATTGAGGGTGGCTATCGTAGGATAGAGGGTTACAAGAAGTACGACACTGATATTATACCTCCGTATGGCGCTCCCGTTGTAAGAGGTGCAAGTCAAACTGGTACATCACTAAATATTGCTAACATACGTCAAACACCTGTAGCAGGAGATACACTTAGGGTAACACAAGCTACGGCTCAGACAAACAATAGTGCGACTGCTGTTGTAAATGGAGCTACATCATCTACTACTGCAGTTGTTCTAGATGGCAACATTGGCACTATTGTTGTGGGGATGGTTGTTACAGGATCAGGCATAGCAGGAACTGTAACAGTAGCAACAGTAACAGATCAAAACAATATTGTTCTTTCTTCTGCTCAGTCTTTATCAAATGATGTATCACTAAGCTTTGCTGCCCCTGATGCTCTTAACACAACACACATATTAGATAACATAGCAGGAACTGTTACAGCAGGTATGGATGTTACTGGAACAGGAGTTCCTTCAGGTGTAACTGTATCATCTTTTAGTGGTAGCACTGCTACGCTATCACAAGCAGTATCTCTTTCTGACAATGTTGAGTTAACTTTTAGTGAAGTTTATACTATATCATCAGGCGCAGTTACTTTTGATGGGGCAGCTAATACAGCAAACCTAACATTAACGTCTAGCTTACTTGCTTCACCTTTAAATGGAGCTACTGTAAAGTTTGAGAGTACTACTTCTAACTACTTAACATTAGGCGTTGGTGTATTTGTTGATGATGTAATTGTAGCTAAGAATCAAAGTCTTTACAAAACATCTGGCACAGGGTACTCACTTGTAAATGTACCAGCTTACGGAACAGTATTAGTTAATGGTGCATCTCAGACAGGAACTACTCTGGATATAGATGGACTGACTAGTACTCCTCAAGCAGGTGACGTATTTAAGATAGCTGGTGTAGATCTAATATATACTGTAGCTTCTACGCCTACCGTTAGCTCTGGTGGCACTACTGCAACAATAACACCTGCACTAGCTAGTTCTCCAGCAGATGATGCTGCAATAACTTTTTTGAGTACGTCAAGAGAAAGTGCTAGTAAAACTAGGTTTTCTAGGTATAACTATAGTGGTACTGAAAAGATAGCCATAGTAGATGGTACTAACGTTCCTGCTCTATACGACAGAACAACCTTTACTGCACTAAATGACGCACCATCAGATGTAGTAGGAGCAGACTTTGTTGTAAGTTTCAAGAGTCAACTATTTTTTGCTAAAAACAATCTAGTAACTTTTACTGCACCTTTTACAGACAGTGACTTCACAGCAGCAAATGGTTCAGGCGTAATATCTGTAGGTAACAATGTCACAGGTATAGTTGTATTTAGAGATCAACTTATAATATTTACTGAAAGCACAATACAAAAGCTAGTAGGTAATACTGTATCCGACTTTCAATTACAGCCAATAACATTAGACATAGGTTGTATTGATGAAGACACCATACAGGAGATAGGTGGAGATGTAATGTTTCTCGCCCCTGATGGTTTAAGATTACTAAGTGCTACAGATAGAATAGGTGACTTTGGTTTAGCTGTTGTGTCTAAGACTATACAGAATGAGACTACAAGCTTTATTAGAGACAATACATCCTTCACTAGTTTAGTTATTCGTGAAAAGTCTCAGTATCGTATCTTAGGTTTCAAAACTGGCTTGACACAAGAAAACGCTCAAGGTATACTAGGAACACAGTTTGCTGGGCAGGGTGGCGAAGACATGGCCTGGGCTGAAACAAGAGGGATAAGAGCACACGTAGCAGATAGCAGATTCTACTTAGGCGTAGAAACTATAGTGTTTTCTAATGATGATGGTTACCTATATCAACTAGAAGACGGTAGTAATAACTTTGATGGCGTAAATATTGTAACAACATTTTCTACACCGTTTATGCCAATCAGTGACCCTAGAATACGTAAGACATTTTACAAGATGTTCTTATACACAGACCCACAAGGTAGCGTGTCCTTTGACATATCTTTAAAGCTTGACTTTGATCAGAAAGATAGTGTACAACCTACTAAGATAGACTTTAATAACCAAACAGGACAAGTTGCTTTCATGGGTCAAGCTACATACGGATCAACTGCAGTATATAGCACTAAACTAAAAACATTATTTGAAACACAATTAATAGGAACAGGGTTTGTTGTATCTTTACAGTTCACGTCTGATAGCGCAGACCCACCATTTTCACTAGATGCTATAACTTTAGAATACGGAACAAACACAAGAAGGTAAAACGACATGGGAACAGGTTACACTAGAAACGATACAGGTAATAACATTGCTGATGGTAACGTTATCAACGCTGCAGACTTTGATGGTGAATACGATGCTATAGAAGCTGCGTTTAACTCCTCTTCAGGACACACACACGATGGTACATCTGCTGAGGGTGCGCCTATTGAGGTGCTTGGCCCATCTCAGGATGTGGTCATAACTGCATCAGCTATACGTCCTAAGACCGACAATGCTGTGGACTTGGGGACTAGCAGCCTGAAGTTCAAGGATTTGTATTTAGATGGAACGATGAACCTAGACAGTATATCTGTTACTGACCCTGATGGTACAGATGCCACAGTCAGGTTAAACGGTAACTATCCTGATGGTTCCAGAAACATAGCATTTGGTTTAACTGCATTAGATAGCTTAGATGACACAAGCCCTGGTGGAGATAACATTGCTTTAGGTAATGCTGCATTAACTGCACTTACAGAGGGCGATCACAACATTGCCATAGGTTCATCTGCAGGTGATGCTTTGACTACTGGTGGTAAGAACATAGCTATTGGTCACGAAGCTCTATCAACAGAAGACGGTAACGGTGAAAGTGTCGCTATCGGATACCAAGCACTGAAGACACAGAATGCAGGTGCATCTGGCCTAAACGTTGCTGTAGGTTATCAGGCTGGTACAGCAGTAACAACAGGGGTTCAGAATACGCTTATCGGTGCTTCCGCAGGGGTAGCTCTTGCAGCAGGTGCAGGTAATGTTGCAGTAGGATATGAAGCTTTAAAAACTGAAGACGGTCACGGCACTGCCACAGCTATTGGTTTTCAAGCTCTCAAGACACTTAACGCAGGTGCTGACTCATATAACGTAGCGGTAGGTTATCAAGCAGCCGAAGCAATGACCACAGGTAAAAGAAACATTGCCATAGGTGCTAATGCTTTAGATACAGCTACTGATGGAGATGATAACGTAGCCATTGGTTACGATGCAGGTACAGCAGTTACAACAGCATCAGATAACACTTTAGTAGGTGCATATGCAGGTACAGCTTTAACTACAGGTACTGGTGTAGTAGCAATAGGCTATGAAGCATTAAAAACAGAAGACGGGAATGGAACTACAACTGCCATAGGTTATCAAGCATTAAAGGTCCAGAACGCAGGTTCTGAATCTAACAACACTGCTGTAGGTTATCAGGCAGGGGTAGCTACAACTACTGGTGGTTATAGTACTTTTGTAGGTTCTCTTGCAGGTGCAGCTAATACAAGTGGGCAGAATACTTTTGTTGGAGCGCAAGCAGGACAGTTAAATACAGACGGAACAAACAACTTAGCTATGGGTGTTAATGCTTTACAAAAAAATACCACTGGCGATTTTTCCACTGCTGTTGGTCATTTTGCTTTACAAGAACAAGTAATTACAAATGGGGCAGCGGCATACAATACTGCTGTTGGTTATTTAGCAGGACAAAAAACTACAACAGGTGTATCTAACACAGCAATAGGCGCACTTTCATTACAAGAAAATACCACCGCAAGCAACAATACTGCTTTAGGTAGAAGAACTTTAACTTCAAATACAACAGGTGCATCAAACGTAGCATTAGGCGTTGATGCTTTATATGCAAATACTACAGCTTCTAATAATATTGCTATTGGTGTAGATGCTTTATTTGACAACACTACTGGTGCAACTAATGTTGCTATTGGTAAAGAAGCATTAGCTAACAACACCACCGCAGACAACAACACCGCAGTGGGGCATCAGGCAGGGTTTGCTAATAATACAGGTCATAGTAATGTTTCAGTGGGCTACCAAGCACTGTATGCAAACACGACAGGCAATCACAACATAGCCATAGGTAAAAATGCACTAGATGCTAATACTGTTGGCGACAGAAACGTTGCGATAGGTAGCACAGCTTTAACAAACTTTAATCCATCTACTAACGCAGATACTTACAATACAGCCGTTGGTTATAATGCAGGAGCAGCAGTCACAACAGGTGTAAGCAACACCATTATTGGTGGTCGTGCAGGAGATGCTCTAACAGATGCTGACAATAATGTTGTCTTGGGTGCAGATGCTTTAACTAGTGATACGTTAGGGAGCAAAAGCACAGCCATCGGTTCAGGTGCATTAGCCACACAAAACTTTACTGGTGGGGCTAATGCTTACAATACAGCCATAGGCTACGCTACAGGCGAGGCAATAACTACAGGTGTGCAAAACGTCCTTATAGGCGGTGATGCAGGTGATGCTTTACAGGATGCTGATGTAAACGTAGCTATTGGTATGCAATCATTAAGTGCTGATACTTTAGGTA